GGTGAAATGAATGCGCGGCGGCGTAGTGTGAAGGGGTGATAGTGAAGAAGTCGGGAGTGTGGTAAGTGGGTGTAAGGGTTGAGGTGGGGTGGATGGAGGAGAAGAGGTTAGGAGTGTTGGCGACGTTGGGGATGGCGGCAACGCTGAGAGGTACGGCGACGTTGGGGTGTACGGCAACGCTGAGGTGTCCGGCGACGCTGAGGTGTGCGGCGACGCTGAGGTGTACGGCAACGCTGACTATTTATTGATCGGTCGCATTGGTAGTAGATTTAGTTTTACGACATTTTTCAAAAATAAAGACAAAGGTATAACAGTGTCTTGTGGTTGTTTCTTAGGGACTATTGCCGAATTTAGAGCTAAGGTTACCGATACACATGGAAATAATAAGCACGCAAAAATGTATAACCTTGCTGCAGATATGGCAGAACTACAGATTTTAGGCGAAGAACATTTTGACAAGCTGAACACTAATAAGTCAGAACCGTTTTGATATACAGTCAACTTTAGGAGGTAGGCAATGAAAATAAAGACAGAATTTTATTGTGATAATTTTCAAAATTTTAAACGGTATGGGATTCCCAAGGCACAGTTAGTAATTGCGGATATACCGTACAACCTTGGAGCAAATGCTTACGGATCAAATCCAATGTGGTATGTAGATGGCGATAATAAAAAAGGTGAAAGCAAATTTGCAGGTAAAGCTTTTTTCAATACAGATCATAATTTTAACATTGCAGAATACTTTCATTTTTGTAATCGCTTATTAAAAAAAGAGCCTAAAGAAAAAGGGAAAGCTCCGTGCATGATAGTTTTTTGCTCATTTGAACAAATGCCGATGGTAATTCAGTATGCAGAAAAACATGGATTTAAAAAACATATTCCTTTAATTTTCATCAAAAACTTTTCAGCACAGGTATTAAAAGCAAATATGCGTGTTGTTGGTGCTACTGAATACGCTTTGGTGTTATACAGGGAAAAACTACCGAAATTTAATAATAATGGAAAAATGATTTTTAATTGGTTTAACTGGGTAAAGGATACAAAAACATATCCTAAAATACATCCGACACAAAAGCCAGTTAATTTGTTGAAGCAGTTAATAACAATCTTTACAGATCCAAGTGACGTGGTTATAGATCCAGTAGCAGGGAGTGGGACAACATTAAGAGCGGCTATGGAATTAGGTAGAAACAGTTATGGATTTGAGTTATCTAAGGATTTTTACAATAAAGCTAAAACCGAAATGCTCAAGCCGCAGAAATTTGAACAATTAGTTTGTTTTTAGTTAAAACGGCCGCGCATACTAACTATATACAAGCATAAAGGGAAGTATACCCCTGCGGAGGTGATTAGCCCGTAGGGGAGCGGCCTTTTAAATATAAGGAGTTGGAAATAGTGAAACCAATAAATATAAAAATTATGATGGCGTTAATCGAAAAAGAACCAGGCGATCAGTATGTACCAGTATTGAAACCAGTACTTATGCAGATACTGACGGAACTCAAACATCTGCGTCGGAAAAATAGTCAGCTCGGCGGTAAAAATGCCCGGTTAAGGCGAGAGAAGAAAGCTCTAGAAATTATGTTATCGGCGGTAGTAATAAATGACGACGTGGAATGAACTGCCGGCACATCTTGTAAGTAAAATTCGTTCGGACAGCGTAACGGTGCCGGCGAATTTACCCGGGGCTGTACCTGCGCTGAAGTATGGCAATGCAATAACTGAGGTTGACGGGATTCGCTTTGATAGCAGGAAAGAAGCAAAATACTATGAGGACCTACTTTGGCAGCAGCGTACCGGTGCAGTAAAAAGTATTGAATTACAGCCTGAATTTGTTTTACAGCCTGCTTATGAGGTTGCAGGTAAAAAGATAAGGCCGATTATTTACAAGGCAGATTTCAAGGTAACAGAAGCTGACGGGCATATATATTACGTCGATACGAAAGGGATGCGGACGCAGGTGTATCTGATCAAAAAGAAGATGCTGCTTTATAAGTACCCGGATATTGATTTTAGAGAAGTTTAAGGCGGTGGAGTAGATGAAAGAATACAAAGCTCGTCAAATAAAAAGGGCGTTCAAAATTTATAAAAAACATGGTTATGATTATGCTTATCGATGGAATGTATATTGCCGAATGGAAGAATACAGATCAAAACGTGGAGCGAAAGTGAAGTGGCTGTCTCAACTAATGGAGCAACTTGAACGTCAACAAGGGAGAAATAAATTATGAAAAAGCCTGAAATAAAGTACGTAGGCTGGTGCCATGAGTGCAAATGCATGGGAAGTTTTATTTGTGGTAACTGTAAGCCTAATGAGAAATACAGTTTTGCTAGACCTTCTGAATTTATATCGATCTTTGAACAATATAGATATAGAATTACTTATCCAACCATGGAACGAAAAAGTTGGTGAGTAGTCAAGTATTACTTGACAGCTGCCCATTAATTGAGATAAAGGAGTGTAAAGAACAATGAATATCATGGATGTTATTTATTTACTACGCATAATAATTCCAGGAAAACATTTACGTAATTTGGTTGCAGCGGGAGAATTCGTAAAAACACTGCCAGTAGAAGCACGTTATTTTGTGGAAGATTGGCCAGGGTCAGAAGATTGGTACATATATAGGGGAGAGATTCTTCCGCAGTGGATAAAAGAAATCGAAAAGATGGAGGAGCAGATAAATAATGACTAAAATACTGGTTGATAAATTACCTGAAACGTGTTCTGATTGCCCATTATATCAGGCTCCAATAATAATACCAATTACCAACGAATTATCTCAAAACATTCCTGCCAAGTGTAGCATAGGTAAAAAAAATCCTAAATGTTGGAGCTGGTTTCAGGAGGTATCGAACGATGACGAACGATAAAGCCTACTGTATACGTAGTAACAAATTTATGGATAAGCCCTGCACGAACACCGACTGCGACCGGCACGAGGAAAATGTACCATTAGACGAAGATCGCCGCCAGTGGGCTAGATTTGATGAATGCAAGGAGTATAGATATGAATTATCCTGATCTAATAAAATGGATATTTGAATTTGTATATGAACATTGGATATTAACGTTTTTGTTTATATTAGCTTTAAGAAGGTTTAGTATTTTTACAATAAATCTATCAGATAAGAAGGGCGATACAAATGTTATTAACAATAGAGAGCAAGTTTAATATAGGGGATAATGTGCATGTGCCTAAGGGAGAATGTAAAGTACTTGGTGTCAAACTAGATTCTAAAGGTATCTTATATTTGCTTGAAAGTGCAGACGGTACGAGAGAATGGGTGCAAGAATATTGGATTGTTGCGGGTGAACGAGAATATGAACGCGAAGAGTTTGAGAAGGCTATTTTGAACCAACTCGCAGAAGACAGAATAAATCCTTGGAAGAATTATTTTAGGCGATTTAGAAAGCAAAGCTAGAAGGAGACTGATATGCTAATAGAACAGTATATTAAGCATGTAGAGCGGTACTTTTGGGATCGTAAGCAAATACAAAAAGTTGTTGATGAAGAAAAAGAGCAGCGTACTGCAAGGAAAGGGCATACTGGCGGTGGTGGTCATGCTTTTATCAGTAATCCAACAGAAACAGCAGCATTAAAAAACATTGAGCCAGTACGTATGATATCGTTTGGATATGGACCATATCAGTCGATAATAATGAACCCGGAGCTATGGCTTGAAGTTGTCGCAGAAACCTATAAGATACATGAGAATCAGCTTACTGGTAAAGTTATGTATCAAAAATATGAAAAAAGGAAGCCGATGAAAATAATTGCAGAATTAACCGGCGTAAATAGAGATACCTGTTATGAATTTCGTAAGGAGTTTCTCCGAGATGCTGTTGGTTTGGCATTGAAAAAAGGTTTGATAAAATAAAAAAGTTTCCGACATATTACCTGTTTTAATGAGTTAAAATAGTATTGTAAGTTAGTAGGCTTACAACAACGGCATGAGAGACGGTAACTGTACGCGGCCCGTGAAGAAGCCCATAGAACGCAGAGCACCATATCTGTAGACTTGGGGTAGCCTTACCGTTGGGGTGAAACGTTCAAGCTTAGCGCTTGGACATTGCCCGTGTAGCTCAGATGGCAAGAGCGATTGACTTTTAATCATTTGTCGCGGGTTCGAGTCCTGCCACGGGTAAGCTGGGCAGGCAATCTTCCAGCTGTCACCCTGCCGTTGGGGTAATACAGCGGCTTATTTAATTACCATTTAATCTACATAAATAATTCGACATTAAAAAACCGATAAAACACGGTAATGTACATCGAAATTTAGCATAAAAAATAAGGAGATGTAATTATGAGAAAAACCGAAATGGAATTAAAAGATACAGTTGAATTAATGAATAGTGCGGATTACAAAGATAGGTTTAAAGCTGAGTACTGGCAAAACCAACTTAGATACGAAAAACTACATGATATGGTAATCAAATATGAAGCAGGCACTTTAAACTTTACGCCTACTTGTGATATTGAATTGCTGAAAAAACAAAAATCGCATATGGGGCAGTACCTTTACTACTTAGAGTTAAGAGCAGAGATTGAAGGGATTGACCTAAAAGGCGTGGATATGCCACAAAAAGATATTGTTGTAGCAATTCATGGAAGAAAAATGCCAAATAATTGTGGGGAATGTGATCTGCGAGCATTTTTCAAAGCAGATGTTCCGCCAAGAGAAAATTGCGAAAGATGTATTTTAACAGATTGGCCTGTTGATGTAAATGATAAAAAAAGGCGGTCGCCTGGTTGCCCGTTTGTTGAAGCGATTACTCTAAAATAACATAAGAATAACTAAAGGCACTTAACTTCGGTTAGGCGCTTTTTTATTTGCAAAGGTGGTGAGGAGATATGGCTGCATTAAAAGATCCAAGGCAGGAGAAGTTTTGTCGGCTTATGGCTGTAGGTGGTAAAACGCAAGAGCAGGCAGCCATAGATGCAGGATATTCAGCGAAAAGTGCTAGGCAGGCTGCGTCAAGGCTGTTAACAAAGGCGCACATTGTTGACAGGGTAGCAGAGCTTCAAACTGTTACTGAAGAAAAAATTGCAGATGAACAGAAAGATATCATAGATGAACTTAGCAAATTAAGGAAGTTTTGGCTAGAAGTGATAGACGATAAAGAAGAGCGTATGAATAATAGGCTTAAAGCATCTGAGCTATACGGAAAATCAATAGCAGCGTTTGTTGAGAAACGTGAGGTCAGCGGCAAAGATGGAGAACCTATTACATTCCGCTGGGCTGGTGATGACGGTTGAAAGTAATAACTATACCATACAAACCAAGACCTCTTTGGAAAGATGTGATTCATCCTGCGCTTGATAAATATCGTTTTGCTGTTATAGTAGCGCACAGACGTTATGGCAAGACCGTAGGAATGATAAACGAATTGAGTAAGAACGCTATTAAGAATACGCTTATAAGCCCTCAGTTCGCATACGTGGCACCGTTTAGAAACCAAGCTAAGATGATTGCATGGAACTACTTGAAATATTACACAAGCGCAATTCCAGGAAGAAAGGTTAATGAAAGCGATCTGTTTATAGAACTGCCGTCAAAGCATAAAAATGCTGTTGGGGCAAGGATATATATTATAGGCGCAGATAAACCTGATGCTCTTCGCGGTACTTACTGGGACGGTGTTGTCCTTGATGAATACGCTCAAATAAAGCCTGAACTATGGGGCGAGGTAATACGTCCGGCATTAGCTGATCGTAAGGGGTTCGCATATTTCATCGGAACGCCTAAAGGACAGAATCAGTTTTATGAGATATACCAAAGAGCTCAACGTAGCGAAGAATGGTTTACCTGTCTTTATAGAGCTGATGAAAGTGGTGTCCTGGATGAAGCTGAGCTTAAATCAATGATGAAAGATATGACAAAAATTGAGATTCGACAAGAACTTTATTGTGACTTTACTGCTTCTGCTAGTGAAGTTGTAATACCTATAGATCTTGTAACTGAGGCTGCGCATAGGACGCTGGTTTCTAGAGATGTTATTGGTATGCCAACTGTTTTAGGTGTGGATGTAGCGAGATATGGCGATGACAGTACTGTTATTTTTGCTCGTCAAGGGCTAATGCTTCATAAGCCAAGAATTTATAGAGAGCTAAACGTTACAGAGGTTGTTGACAGAGTAATCTTAGCAATTGCAGATTATCGACCAGAAATAGTATTCATCGATGTAGGTAATATGGGTGCCGGCGTGATTGATAGATTAAGACAACTTGGCTATGACAACGTTTATGAAGTCGCTTTTGGCAGCAACGCTATGGAACATAATAGGTTTGAAAATATAAGGGCTGAAATGTATTTCAAGGCCCGGGATTGGTTGTTAAGTGGCGGTGCTATTCCGGATATTCCTGAATTTAAAAGCGAATTAAGCGTTGTCGAATATAAATTTTCTGATAAAACTTCTCGAATTATGCTTAAACCAAAAAAGGAAATAAAAGAAAAGCTTGGTAGAAGCCCAGATTTGGCAGATGCTTTTGTACTTACTTTTGCTAGACCATTATATGTACCCATTGATACAGATGATGTTAGGTATCAGTCGTATGATCCGTTTGCCGGTATGTGAAGGGAGGTGAGACTATGCATAAGATTATGATGCAGTTACACGGTGGCGGCGGTGGAGGTGGCAGTGTTGAGCCTATAAAACAAAGCGCACCTGGCAGTACAGCAGCGGCCACTATTGATAGTGCGACAGAGGGAGAGAGACAAAGCCTGCTTCAAAAACTCTCTAAAGCTCGTGGCAGAAGCTATACCAATAAGACTGGTGGGCAGCTTACCTCTGATAGTGTCAAGAAAATGTTGTTGGGAGAATGATTATGGATATCAAAGATATGCTGCGCGACAGCGATAAATTAACACGAAAACAACATACTATCTCCCAGCTTTATACATTGCGCAGCCAATATGAGCCAACGTGGAGGATGCTTAGCCGGTATATAAATCCGACAAGGGGCAGGTTTGAAGAAGATATCCAAAGCACAGAAGGGCATAGACGTGACGAATACCTTATAGACCCACATCCCCAAAAAGCAGTTGGTAAATGTGCAGCTGGTATCCACAGCGGGTTGACATCGCCTTCAAGGCCTTGGTTTGAACTTGGTCTGCAAGATGAAGAAAAAGCTAATTACCACGCTGTAAGGATGTGGTTAGATGATTGCCAGGAGATTATGAGCAGCATTTATTCTAAGAGTAATGCTTATAATATGCTGCAGCAGATTGAGGCTGAAATGGCTCAATTTGGTACAGGGGCTTCTCTGATGCTGGAAGACTACAATTATGGCATATGGATGAGGCCGTACACCTGCGGTGAATATGCTGGCGGTGTAGATGCAAGGGGAAGAGTTTATACGTTCGCTAGACGCTTCAGATTAAGCGCAGACCAAATCGTTAAAGAATATGGTATTGATAACGTATCGGAAAGCGTGAAATCTGCTTATAAGAACGGAAATATCACAACATACTTTGATATTGAAATGCTTATAGAGCGTAATGATGATTATGATCCTAACAAATTGGCTTTAGGCAATTTCCCCTGGCGCTCATATCACTATGAAAAAGGTGCTAATGACAAATTCCTGAAGATATCAGGTTTTAGGGAATGCCCGTTCCTCATGCCGCGCTGGACCTTGATTGCAAATGGTGTATATGGCTCTGGACCTGGACATAACGCTTTGGGCGATTGTATGCAGCTGCAGAAGATTGAGAAGAATAAACTTAGGGCTATTGATAATGCTGCAGATCCGGCGATGGCATTTCCTGCTTCAATGAAGAAGCTTGACAGAATGCCAGGAGGACTAAATTTTTATCCTGATGGAACTGTACAGCAGGCTTATCCACTTGTAGACCCAAGAGCAAAGGCTTATGAAGGCATAGGCGCCTTGTCTATGGAGAAACGTCAGTCGATATCTGAAACGTTCTATAATGATTTGTTTATGATGATTACCTCTCAGGATGGACCTCAAATGACTGCGCGTGAGATTGCAGAGCGTCATGAAGAAAAGCTCCTGATGTTGTCACCAGTACTTGAGCAAATGCACAATGAGGTTTTAGAACCTATGACGCTTCGCACTTTTGATATTTGTTTGAGACATGGGTTGTTTCCGCCTATGCCGGAGGAAATTGACAAAAGCGAATTAAAAGTATCCTTCATTTCTATTTTGGCCCAGGCTCAGAAAATGGTTGAAATACCTGCTATTGAGCGTACGGTTGGATTTGTTGGTAATCTTGCTGCTGCTCAGCCTGAAGTGCTTGATATCATCAATCTTGATGAAGCTGTACGAGGTTTCGCAGAATCTACTGGCGTCAAAGAAAAGATAGTGCGTGATGAAAACGAAGTAGCTGAACTTCGCAAACAACGTGCTCAGGCACAGCAGGAACAAATGCAAGCTGAACAGATGGCTGCTGCTGCGCCTGCTGTTAGGGATTATGCTGATGCGGCCAGGTTGATGAGTGAAACGCCTGCTAATGGTGGTAATGCATTAGATCAATTGCTGGGAGGCGGGATTTAATGAAAAACAAAAAAATGAATATGCTTGCACAACAAGCGCTGGACGACTTGGACGTTATTATGCGGACCGAGAACGGACGGCGTTTTATTTATGCCATTTTGGAAAGCACAGAGGTCGAAACAGCGGTTTTTTCAGCTGAGCCATACTTCAATGCTTTCTTATCAGGTAAACGTGCTGTAGGCGTTGATTTGTTAAAGAATATCCGGATGCTGAACGATGGACATTCTTTAGAAATGCTGATGCGTAATGAAGCAGAGAGTGCTAGACACCCTCCTGATTTAGAAGATGATGACCTTTTTAAAGTAGATAACGACATAGCGGAGGTAAGACATGGATAAGTTTACACAAATGTTTTTTGAAGCAGATGGTGCTGGTGGAGGCGGTGAACCTGCTCCTTCCGGTGACCCGTTTGTAACAGAACCTGCTCCTGAAGGTGAGCCGAGTGGAGAGCCAACGCCTGCAGGTGACGGTGATCCTGTAACTACACATAAAAATGTATTTGATGATCCTGTGCAAGAGCCTGTTGTTCCTGACAAATATGAGTTCAACCTACAGGAAGGGCTGGAGCTTTCGCCAGAACTGGAAGCTGATTTTACAGCGATTGCTAAAGACGCAAAGCTTACTCAGGAGCAGGCTACTAAGCTGATTGATTTGCATAGCAAAGTAGTTTTAGACGTTATGCATAAGCAGGAGGAAATTGTAGACGGTTGGACTGCTGAATGCCAAAAACAGGGGCTTATTTCTCGTGAGAACATTGCTGCTGCTAAATTAGCTGTTAATACTTTTGGCGGTGGTGAGGCTATGCAGGTACTTGTAAATACAGGTGTAGCCAATCATCCGGCAATACAAAAAATGCTGCAAAACATTGGAGGCTTGCTTATGGAAGACCAACCGCCTGATGGGCAAGCACCTAAATCTAAGGAACTGGGCGACGCCGAGTTGTTTTTCCCCGGCGGCGGGTTCAAATAAAAATATTAAGGAGTGGTAAATAATGCCAGATTTGACAGGCTTCGCAACCCTTCAAGACTTTGCGTCTCGTCAAGGGTTCGACAAAAAGTATCAAAGAATTATTGAACTGCAAACCAAAACAAATAAGATTTTAAAAATTTTGCCGTTCAAAATGTGTAACTCTAAGGACTATGAGGAAGCTACATTGCGTTATTCTTTGCCGGAAGTAGCGTGGAGAATGATTAACCGCGGGACTAAGCCGAGCAAGTCTAAAACTAAGCAAGTATCTTTTACTTGCGGCGAGATGGAAGCGTTGGCTGAAATCGACGAAAAGCTTGCACGAAAGAATAATATGCAGGCTTCTTGGATGATGAGTGAGAATGCTGCTTTTCTTGAAGCAATGAACCAAGAAATGGCGACTACGCTTTTCTATGGCGATGAGAAGATCAACCCTGCAGGATTCACTGGTTTAGGCGCTTATTTTTACAGTAAGACCAATCAGGAAGATATTTGGGCAGACCAAATCATTGATTGCGGCGGCACAGGTGATAATCTGACTTCTGTATGGTTTGTAGGCTTTGGAGAGCAGCAGGTATACGGCTTGTTCCCAGAAGGCGATACAGCAGGTTTTACGCATGAATATTTGGGTAAACAAAAAGTAACAAATGATAAAGGCGAGGTATTCTTTGCTCATACCAATAAATATAATTGGTCCATGGGCCTTGCGGTTAAAGATCCTCGTTATGTTGTGCGTTTGGCCAATGTTGATTTAAAAGATCCTGCTACTACTACAATCTTCGACAAATTGATCGAGGGTTATTATCAGATTGAAAATCCTGATAATGTTAATTTGCAGATCTTCTGCAATAAGCAGTTTGAGGCTTTTATGGCCAAGGCTGCACGTAATGACAAAAATACTATGCTGTCTATTGATACAGTTGAAGGAAAACCTGTTGTTAATTTCTGGGGCGTTCCGTTCCAGCGTTGCGCAGCTATTCTGAATACTGAATCTCAGCTTGTTTAAAAAGGAGGAATATAAAATGGCACGTATTGATGCTCAATTATTGCTGTCTGAGAATCAGGCCGTTACCGGCGCAAGCGCAAACAGCAGTGTTATTGATTTAGGAAGTACAGGCGGGTTTATGCATCCGCTGTACTTTGACGTAAAACTGACCACACCAATGACTTCTGGCAAGATTACTAAGGTTAAAGTACAATCTGCTGCAACTGAGGGGTTTGATAGTCCTGCTGATGAGGTTGAGGTAAGTGTACCTGATTCTTTGATTCAAACAAGGGCTTGTACTGTGGCACAATTCTTTTCTCCAATCAAATATGGTAATCGTTATATTAGATTGGTTTACACAGCTAGTGAGGCTGTGGGCGGCAAGGTCTTTGCTTATATGACTGACGGCATTCAGGTAACTTTATAATGGCTACTTACAAAGTAAAGCGTAATTGTTTTACTTTGGGTCGTATGTATAGACGTGATGATATTGTAACGCTTGCAGATAATATTAAGGTTCCTGAACATTTTGTGAAACTTAATAGACCAGCAGCAGTATCTTCCGGTAATGACGATCCGCGTTATCTCCAATATGAAGCAATGAACTTTAATGATTTAAAAGAATTGGCCAAAGAACAGGGAATAAAAACAAGTCAGAAATCCAGGGAAGCTATTATTAATGAATTAGTGGCACTGGCGCAAGATTAAATCAGCCGGGGGCATATGTCCCCGGCTTTCTTTATAACAGAGGTGAAATTATGGATAAGGTTGAGATTTGTAATATTGCACTTAATCATATAGGCGTAGCTACAATAGAACGACTTGACGAAGCCAGCGAGCCGGCACGAGTATGCCGTCGCTGCTATGACTATGTTAGACAGGCCGTGTTAAGGAAATTCCCCTGGACATTTGCTACAAGAAGTGTACAGTTAGCTGCTCTTCAAGATGTGCCTCCTAACTGGAAGTATGCATATCGTTACCCTGCTGATGCAGTATGCCTGAGAATGATGTATAATGAACATTTTTGTGGTCTGCCGAGGGATAACCAATATAAAATCGTTTTGGATAAACAGGGGAAAGCTATTTATACTAATATCGGCAATGCCTGGATTGAATACACTGTAGATGTTACCGACGCAGATTTATATGATGCTCAATTTGTAGAGGCATTTGGATGGAAGCTCGCTGCAGAAATTGCTTATGCGTTGACTGGCAAATTGGATTTAACGCAGATGTGTATTCAAGCTTATAACGCTTATTTTGCAGAAGCCAGCTCTACTGACGCTGATGAAGAACATTTGCTGGATCCGCACATTGACAGATTAGCGGCAGCAAGATTTACGGGGGCATAATTATGGCACTCTATCAATTAAAATCAAGTTTTGCCGGCGGTGAATTGTCACCGTCTATGTATGGACGTACTGATATTACTAAATATGACAGCGGGGCTGCTGTTTTAAGAAATTTTTTCGTTCTGCGTTATGGTGGCGCTGCTAATAGACCAGGCTTTAAGTTCATAGCGCAGACTTATAATAATAAAAAGGCTGTGCTAATACCATTTATGTACAGCACAGATCAAAATTATATTGTTGAAATTACTGCTGGCAGATGCCAGTTTTATACAAATGGTGGTATTGTTGTTAACGAAGATGGCATACCATATAGCATAGAAAACTTTTTTACTGATAAAGATTTAGAAGATGCTGCAAAAATAAAATATACACAGAGTGCTGACGTGCTTTTCATTGTTCATCCTGCACATGCACCAATGACACTTACAAGATATGGAAGTTTAGATTGGCGCTTTGAGGCAATGGATATTACAGGCGGACCGTTTGATGCTTCTAATTTTAATAGTGCTTATATCGTTACAAAAACGCAGCAATGGACTACTCCGGGAACATACACTGTTCATATTCCAGCAGGAATAGATTCTATAGAATATAAAATTGCTGGTGCAGGCGGTGGCGGTGGCGGTGGAAATCATATGAGCCATGGACCATATTTATATGGTGGTAATGGTGGTAGTGGCGAGCTGCTCACAGGGAAAATGACTGTAACCAGCAATAGTGACTATCAAGTGATAGTTGGCGCAGGTGGTGCAGGCGGTGTTGGTGTGACATATAGTGACAGTCAGACTAGCGGAAAATCAGGTGGCAATTCTTCATTTGGTAATATTTCTGCCAGAGGTGGAGGCGGCGGATACAGAGCTACTACACCATCTTACTCGAGTAGTGAAGGAGAATGGATTGGCGGTAGTGATGGCGCCAATGGTACTTCCTATGGTGCAGGCGGTGCAGGTGGTAATGGTACTAACTGGGGCGGAACAGCAGGCAGCGGTGGTAATGGTTGGGTAGAAATTTTATATAGTGCGTCTATTGGTGATAACACAACAGTAAAAGCATCTGATGTATATGGTGATATAACTTTGACGGCTTCTGATGATATTTTTGCAAAAAGTGACGAAGGAAGCCTTTTTGCTCTAACTCACTTTTTAGAAACAGATTATAAAAAGGGAACACCAAGCAGTACAGGCGGAAATCTGCAGGTTAGCGTATTACCGAAATCCAATGTCTATGTAGAAAGTTTTGGTTTTTGGGATGGTAATTTTAGTTTGGAAAAATATGATCCTGTTTCTTTACAATGGGTAAATGTAAGAACACAGAGTGGGAACAGAAGCCAGAATTATAGCTTGACCGAGGAGAACACGTCTGAAAGTATTGCCAGTCACAGAGTTACTTCTACTGAATTTAATACAGGCGTTTGGAGCGGTGAAAATGAGAAGCAGAGAGGCTATATAACCATTCAAAGCATCGGGGGAGATTATACGGGCCATGTATTGATCACCGAATACGTTAGTCCTACAGTAGTGAAAGGGACTGTAAAAAAACAGTTAGCTTCTACAGACGAAACCCGCGATTTTGCTTTTGCTGCTTGGAATGGTGAAAAAGGGTATCCTTCTGCAACAGGTTTTTATGAAGACCGGTTAGTCTTTGCGGGAAGTAAAGGATTTCCGCAGACATTCTGGACAAGCAAAACAGGAGACTATTATAACTTTGGAACAAGCATACCGTCTGCCGATGATGATGGAATTACGGCCACTTTAAACGGTGGACAAATGAATGGCATTAAGGCAATTATAGCTTTTGGTGAAATGCTGCTGTTAACAGCCGGCGGAGAATTTAAAGTAAGCGGCGGAGGCAAAGCCATTACAGGAAGCAATGTTTTAAGTCAACCGCAGGAATATAGGGGTGTGTCAGATGTTAATCCTGTCACTATCGGCAGCAGGATTATTTATGTGCAGCACCAGGGCAATATCATACGTGACCTTGCTTACAGCTATGATGTTGATAAATATACCGGTGATGATTTAAATTTATTGGCTTCGCACTTGTTTGAGGGGCATAAAATAATATCTATGACCTATCAGCAGATACCTAACAGTATTGTTTGGTGTGTGCGTGATGATGGTTTGCTGTTAGGGCTTACCTACATCAAGGAACAGGATATCTACGCATGGCACCAGCATACCACGGCAGGCGGGAAGTTTGTTAGTGTATGTAATATCGGAGGGTCAACAGAAGATAAGTTATATGCAGTAATTGAGCGTGGCGGGCAGTATTATGTGGAAATAATGGAAAGCCGTGATAAAAGTACTAATGTAGAGGATCAGTTTTTCGTAGACAGTGGTATAACCTACGAAGGAGAGGCGACCGATGAAATATCAGGTCTTGAGCATTTAGAAGGGTATACTGTGGCTATATTAGCAGATGGAAATGTACTTCCTCAGCAAACTGTAGAAAACGGCAAGGTTTTTCTTGGAAATAAGTATAAGAAGGTACATGTAGGGCTGCCTATAGATGCGGAAATAAAAACACTGCCTATAGATTTTACAGCTCAAGATGGCACATATTTAAGTCGGAAGAAACGAATTGCTGCAGTTACATTATTACTTAAAGATAGCCGTGGTGGATTGTTTGGAATGAAGGAGAATGAGTTAGATGAATTTAAATGGCGCAGTAATGAAGCCTATGGGGAACCGATTAGTTTGCAAACAGGTAAATTTAAAGTAACGATCAAGTCTGCTACTTATGATGAAACTCAGCAGATAACAATTAAACAGCCTGACCCGCTGCCGATGACTGTATTATCTTTGATTCCGGAAATAGAAGGGTAAGGTGTATTATGGCAAAGTATGAATTTGTAAAGCCCACAAGGGCAGATGCTGAGTATATAGCGGCTAATCTTAAACCAGATAATTACAGTGAACTATTTTGTGCTATTGGACCTAACGCTCTTGATGATATTTTAGATGGATTGAAGCACAGTGATGAAATCGGCTGCCTGCATATTGACGGTACACCCGCTGCTGTATATGGAGTGAGAAAAGCTTCGATAATGAGCGACGAGGGGCGCGTATGGCTGCTTATGACGAAGGAAACGGAGAACCATAAGGTATTTGTCGGAAGGCAGACTAAAAAGGCTGTAAGAGGGCTTTTAAAGAGATACGACAGGTTATATAACTGGGTCAATGTTGGAAATGATAATATAATGCGTTGGCTTAAATGGCTTGGCGCAGAAATACATGAACCAGCGCCGCATGGAGTTTATAATCTGCCGCATCACTTTTTTGAGTTTAGAAAGGATGATGAATAATGGGCGTAGCGGCAACAATAGGCGCCACTCTTTTGGGTGGCTTTATTTCGGGCAGAGCGCAGCAGCAGCAATATAACGCTGCCGCTCAACAGGCAGAGGTAAATGCTCAGATAGCGAATCAGAACGCAGATAAACTGCAGGCACAGGCTGAAGAACAGTCTAAGTCAAATACTATCAACGAAGAAAACAAACGCCGGCGTATGAACGCTATGTTAAGCCAGCAGAGGGCTAATATAGGCGCTTCCGGTATAACAGCTTCAGGCAGTGCGGCAAACGCTTTAGCTGACAGTGCGTATAATATGGAAACAGAGCTTGCTATCGAACGCTATAACTCAAGGCAAGGCGTTGAGAATATTTTTCAGCAGTCTACTGACCTTGTTAATCAACGTGATATCTATAATCAAAATGCACGCAATTACCGCAAAGCCGGTAAGCGTGCACTTATGAATAATATGCTTATGAGTGGGTTATCCCTTGCAAGTAGTTTATACAGTCCTAAGAGCGCAGGAAAGCAAGGTGCTTCCTCCAGTTCTTCAACTCCTAGTGTAACAACAGGTGCTACATATCAATTCAACAGTAGTGGAACTGGCTATAGGCAAGGCAATTACAGTTATTTCCCGATGAAGCCGAAAACTTACTTCTAAAGTGAGTTGATGAAGAGAGCATAGTTAAGTAATACGGACTGTACTTGCATTAGTACGAAATGTATTATATAATAAACGAAAAGAGATAGTTTAACGTGTGGTAGCGTTAGCTCATCTCGTAACAAGAATGTGATTGAAAACGAGCCCGCGACCTTACGTTGGGCTTATTTTCTTGCTATTTTACGGCAAGAATAATGGTAGCCACGAGAATACCAAACGCTATCATTAGGGATAATGCTTGATATATGCTCATAGGATCACCACCAATCAGTTACGGACTGATAAGCCAACATAGTTAAACTATCTCGGACAACATTATAACACACCTTTAAGCGCTTAACAATTTGTTAAAGCGCTTTTTCTATACCCAAAAGGAGGCTAGAATATGGCAATCGACATTTTTCAAGTAGGTGCGCAGTTAGGAGCGCCGGCAAGTAAAGTATCTAATGTCCGCTATGATAACAGTGGGCAGCAGGCTGTTGCAAGAGAATCATCCCAGACCGGTAGAATTATTCAGGCCGGTGTTGAGCAGGTAAGAGAGCAGATCATAAGAACCGACGTTCTGCAGGCTAATAATGAGTATGTAAAACGTACTAACGATCTAAGAATGCAGTTGATGCAGAAAAAAGAAAAAGGTGCTCTTGATATTGTCGGTGAGTATGAAGCTGGTGAAAGAAAGATCCGCAGCGAACTTATGGCTCAAAGTCCTCAAAGCGTAAAGTACGGCAAAGGTGCTATGTTATTTGATTACAGCACCCAGCAAACTGATAATGCTAATCGCAGGGTTTTGGGGCAATACAGAGCGCAGCAGTTTGAAGCTTGGCAGAATACTACTTTTGCTAATTCTATAAATAGTTCTGTTCAAAAGGCTGTTTTATCTCCTAATGACCCTGCAGTTATAGCCGATGTACAAAAAGAAATTGATTACGCCATAAATTCCAGATATGGAACATATGGAAGAGAAAGACTTGATTTAGAGTATAGAAAATGGACTGGAGTATTAGGTCAGGCTTTGATAGACAGAAGTTATGCTAATGGCGATATAAATACTGCCGAAGCTTATGTTGAAAAATATGGCCCTTATATGGATACTGGCGTAACGAGTGCCTATGCTAAAAATGTTTATGCTCGTAAACAAGAAGAACGGCTGTTTAACATGGGACAGAACCTTTATGCTACTTTTGGTGAGGATGAAGGCGCTGCACGTGATTATATCTTTGGCGATAATTTTTCTAATGAAATAGATACAAATGCAATTTTAAAAGCAGCCAATGGTGATATAGGTAAGAATTTTGGTGAAAATCAGTGTACTGTAGGCGTTAATCGCTGGTTGAAAGCAGGCGGGGCTAAAGAAGGAAATACGTGGGCGCCAACCAATATGGAAGATGCAAAGGACAATGGAGTATTTTTTACCCAACGGAATCAGCTTCGAAATGGTGATATTGTTTATTGGGATTGGGAAGATAATGACGACAGCGATCATGTAGGGGTTTATGATGCTTCTACAGGAAAAGTAATTCAAAGCGGTACGCATGGAGTTGCTGCTTTGGATTTAGATCATTATAAAGTTTTAGGTTTTGCTCATCCGATAAGCGATGCGCCTACGTTAGAAGATAGGCAGAAGGCCTGGAACAATTATGTGCAACAGAAAAATATTAATGATGCTATTAAAGCTAATCAGCAAAATATGATCATAAAAAATATAGAACAAAGATTATGGGACAATTTTAAAACAGGTATTATTGATTCGCAGGATATGAGAAATATGGTTTTTAGTGCTTCTGGTGGAGATGCAGATGTAGAACGGACGCTATTAAAATTCGGTGATGATTTAATAGGCATTCAGACAAAAGCTGCCGCTGCGGTATCTAATAGTGGCATTTATAAATCAATCAAGGATGCAATTACGAATAGCACTGTAACACCGGCCGAAGCAGTATCATTAATCAACCAAAACGCAACAGTCTTGGGTGAAGCAGATAGAAGCAGGTTATTGGCTTTTGCTAGAAATCAAGATCCAAGAAATAAGGATGTTGATAAACGTTTAGCTATTATAATTGATGAAACTATTGATGATAAAGTGGAACGCGGAGATTTGCAGGCTTTTCTGGATAATGCATTGCAAGATATTACTGACCCTGATGCAAGATTTGCGACAGGGAACGAAGTTCTAAAAGAGGCGTTTAAAAATCGTGCTATTTATAAAAGCTTTAACAGTAAGCAACTTGAATGGGGCTCTTTAAAGAGTAGCCTTTCACCTAATCTTTCCCCTTATATAGATATTTATCAAAAACGTAACGGCAATAATATTGATTTGGGAAGTGCAAAAACATTTTTTGGAGCTATAAACCCTAATGATTTATATCAAGTATCGGCATTGAAAAAAGTTGCAGAAGAAAATAGTCCGATGGATATTCAAGAACTCAATAAGCAGATTGCTGCTATAGCTTTGAGCAATGGTGTAGATGCAGCTCCGCATTTACTGGAGATGCCACAGCAGAATGAAACCGCAGTACAGCAAAATGAAAGTGCTCCGTGGTTCAGTGATTGGGGAGCCAGTGAGCGCACTGGTTTGGCGGCAATGAATTTCAGTGATGCTATTGAATCTATCAAACAACGTCACTTAGCGGCATTAAGAGGAGAAATTAACGAGGAGTGGTAATATGGCAAGGTCTGTATTGTACGATGTAGCAGCGGCAGGAAAGTTTATACCAGACGATTTAAAGAATAAGGCATTACAAGGTGCTAATGCAAATAATATATCGCTTCAAATGGCAGCTCGTAATCCTGATTATTATTTACCTAAAAACTTTGATTATGACTGGAATAAATATGAGAAGATCGCACCAAGAACAGCAGAGGCGTTAAAAGACCCTGTGCTTATGAGCATTGCCGGTACTAAAGCTGCGGAATTTTGGGGCGAGCAAGAAAATAACTGGAAAAGTATTACAGCGCTGAAAAATGGTTTTAAGAATGTTGCTCGCAGCGGTTATGGTGCAGTTGCACTGCTTGCTGATTTGGGTGCAGATAAAAAAGATGTTGACTTGACAACGGAATCCAAGGTTTTTAGCGCAGATACAATAGGACGGCTTTTGTATGCTGTTGGTGGAGATAAGCTAAAAACTATTGGTACAGAAGCCAAACGTATTGGTGGCAGTGAAATATTTAAGCCAGAAGAAGTAAAGGCTGAAACTGCGGCAGGCCAGTTTTATTATGACTTACTGCAGAATGCACCACAATTAGCGGCACAGGTCGGCGTTGCAATCAGTACTGGCGGCTGGAGTGCTGCTGCCTTTATGGGCAGTCAGATTGCAGGCGGACAATATTTAGACCTTACTGAAGCTGGGGTATCTAATGACAGAGCCAGAACTGCGGCGTCGGTGAACGCTGTTGCACAGTCTGTTCTTGAAAAATTTGGCTTGAGCAAAGTCATGGGAGCAGGAGCAAGAGCGGCTAAAATAGCTACTATTGGAGGTAAATTTCGCACTGTTGCTAAGACGGGCTTGACAGAAGGTGTTACTGAATGGATTCAGGAATACCCGGATGCCGCTACTGAAATATGGGCTAAAAATAAAGATCTTCCTATTCATGAACAAATACTTAAATTTTATCAGGAGTTTGGAGAAATCACCAAAAGAGGCGCTTATTCCGGTGCTATTGGTGCGGTGTTTGGTGGACTTGGCGGTTCGGTAAGCATTGCCGTAGAACGTAATGCAAATAGAGTTATGCAGGAGCAGGCTGTACGTACTGCGGAAACGATGAAAAACAGTAAGGACGTAGATATTACCGCCAGCAAACTAGTACTGAACCAAACGACAGAAGAAAAGGCTTATGTAGATGCTGAAACCCTTTTTACATATGCGCAGGCAAATCCTAACATGGATGTAAAAGATACCTTTGGTATAGAGGTTTCTGAACTGCAGGCTGCTGCTGTTCGTGGTGAGGATATTGAAATGCCAATGGGTACGTATTGTGCGGCAGAGGCTCAAAATCCTGGCTTTTTCCAGGCTGTAAGCAATAACGTAGCTTTTGAACAGGGCGGTTATACAGAAGAACGCGCCAGAAATAAAAAAGCTCTCCAAAGCGCTTATAAAAAAGCGTTGGAGAACGACGAGGAATTTAGAACTGCAGTTGATACTTTTAGAAATGAATTGACCGAAGCGGGACTAAATCAAAAGAAAACAGGTGACGTCCTGGCTATTTTAACCAGCCGTGCAATGATTGCTAATCCTGATGACCCTATGCAGTATTTCAGAGATAACCCTTTAAGCTTCAAACGAGTTGTCAGCACTCCTAATGGCCGGTATATGCAAACTAAAAGTGCTAACGAAAAATTGCTTGAGGATGAAAATAACTTTTCTGGTATCGTAGATGAATATACTGCTGGGAAAATAAATGATACTAAAACCTATAATGTTATGACGACACCTCTTGCATTGGGACTTGCGGGCGGTAAAATTTTGCCTGTGACTATTGACGGAAGTAAGATTAAACATATTTTTGACGGACATTCTGATGGTATGACACCGGAGCTGTTGAAACAAATTCCTCGCGCAATGGCTGACCCAATGATGGTATTAGATTCTTATTCTGGTCGTAAAATTGTAGTGCTTGATTTAAAGGACAAGCAAGGATCTACCATTATTGTTCCTTTAGAACTTGATGTAGAGCGTAGTTGGTATAAAGTTAATGCAATTACGAGTGCGTACGGTAAAGGCGGAGAAAGTGGTACAGATTATAACTGGTTTATAGAACACAATCTAAAAAAAGGTAGAGTATCATATATAAATAAAGAAAAGACTGCCAAGTGGCTACCTTCTCCTAGCAGCGATTCCGCTAGCAGAATAACCGACCTTGACAGTCTTCTTAATAATAGTATACCAGATGAAAATGCACTCCGCAAGAGACGAGAAGAAATGCAGGGATACTACCAGACCGAAGGGAAAACTAAAGGCGCTATCACCTGGGACGAAGAAGGCAAAGCAATTATCAGCCTGTTTGAAGGTGCTGATATGAGCACTGTTATTCATGAAGCTGTCGGACATTACTTTATTGAGAATCTCATGCGTGAAGGGGCTCTCCCTAATGCTACAGAGCAGATGAAAAAAGACCGTCAGACTATGCTTGATTATGCAGGTGTAACTAAAGACTGGGATAGCTTGTCGCAGGAAGAAAAAACAGCAGCACATGAACGCTGGGCAGAGGCCGCAGAAACTTATATGCTTGAAGGCAAGGCGCCCTCAAAAGAGCTGCAGCCGGTATTTAACAGGTTCAAAAAATGGCTGCTTGCTATTTATAACGCCGTTTTTTCGGATAAGCGCAGTAAAAATGCTGTTCCAATCAACGATGAAGTAAGGCAGGTTTTTGACAGGATGCTGGCAAGTGAAGAGCAAATATCAGAAATGGAGCGTATTGACGGTTATTTTTCTGCTTTGCCAGATGTTGTGTTAGATGCACTTTCAGAACCACGTAAGCAAATGCTGCGTAATTTTGCTGCTAAAGCTCACAATAAGGCAGTACAGTTATTAACAAAAGAAAGCCTTGTTAATTTCAATCAGGAGCGTAAAGACCGAATTCAAAAATATCGTGAAGATGTAGAGCCACAGGTCAAAGAAGCGATTGCAAAACAGCCGTTATATATGGCTTCGGAGCAGATACTTGATATTGCATCTGATTTAAAAACAGCTAAGGGCGTAGCTAACAGATATTTAGAAGGCAATTTTGATGAAAGTAAAATGGCAACTTTTGATATGATCGCTGAAGCTAATGGTTTTACGTCCGGTGACGAGCTGGCTAAAACGATTATATCAGAACCATCTTTTAATGGTGCGGTTAACAGACATATTGATGAAATGGTGCAAGACGCCTTCCCTGATATTTACAAAGAGAGAGGGCTTGCTGAAGAAGCTGCACGTGATGCTATGTATAATGACGAGAGCGGTCTTTTGATAAATACAGAAGCACAGCTTATTGAGGATAAAGCACAAGGCTTGTTAAAGGGTCAGCGTGATGCTGAAACTCTTAGAAAACTTGCTGTTGCACGTAGGCAAACAGCTAAAATCCAGGCGCAAATGGACCTGCAGAATAGAGTAAAATTAAAGGAAGCTTTGAATACCCAAAAATATATTACTGCCGAAAGAAACGCTGCGGCTAAAGCTGCTGTGGCATTGGAAAATGATGATTATTCTGCTGCGGTCCGATATAAAAACGTCCAGGCGTTTAATCATGCTTGTGTAATTGAAAGCGTAAGACTGCGTAATCAGTATGCTAAGTGGCAGAATTATTTCAGGAAGCAGGCTAAAGCTAAAAGGGAAACGTGGGGTAATGAAAGAAACTTTATTCAAGCAGCAGCAATTATGGAAAGGTTCGGTTATAAGCGTAAAGATTATTCTGATTTTGAAAAGACAGAAACTTTATCAGACTATTTGAATGATATGGATGATCTTTATGACAATGTTGCAGTTGCTGATTGGATAATGGATGAGGATGTTAGCATTACAAATCCTCGTGAACGTATGACGGCAAGCCAGCTTGAAGATGTAGTAAACGCGCTTAAAAATATCAAAGCGATCGCTAAACAGGAAATGAGTATCAATGCTTTACAGAAAGGTGCTACCTATGCTGAATTTAAAGCTGAAGCACAGGAAACACTTAATAAGCTGAAAACTATCTGGAAACCGCAGGTTGGCGTTGCACAGCAGCCTACAGTAATGGAGAAGCTAAAAGCATCTTTGCGCAGTACGGACAATCTTTTTGAAATGATGGACGACTGGCAGTATGGATTTTTCAGCAAACATTTTGGCGCCGCTATTCGAGAAGCGGCCGATAATGAAACAAGAAAAATTTTAGAATATGAGGAAAAAACAGCGCAGGCTTACAGGGAATGGCTACCGGATAAAGCTGCAGAAAAGGCAGCCGATTATCAGGAAAAATATGACGAGCTAGGTACTTCTGTAGATAAGCACGTTTTATTAAAAATGCTTATGAATTTAGGAAACGAGAGCAGTGCCAGAGTATTGTGCAGCACTAGACCGGTAGGTTTTGAAAATTCTGCTTTGTGGGTAGATGGCGATATCGTACAGACTAAAATCAATTTGCTTGACTTCTTAGGGCGTAATCTTACTGAAGCGGATATAAAATATGCACAGGCTAAGATAGATATTGCAGAGATGTACTGGTCTGAAATGGAAGCTCTTGAAACTCGTTGGACAGGGTTTAGTCCTAAGAAAGTAGAAGCGTCGCCTGTAGAGTTGACGTTATCGGATGGCAAGACTGTTGTTATGCGTGGCGGTTATTTCCCGCTGATGCGTGATGGTGATACTGGTTCTAAACACGCTGGGCAAGAAGTTATTTCTGATACTGATCCCAGACAAGGCCGCAATATTAGAACAATGAGCACCAGACGAGGCCATTTAAAAGAACGTGTTAAGGCTAAATATCCTGTTAATCTAAAACGTGGAGCAGAGTTTAATGTTGCTATGGATGCGATACATGATCTGTGTTTCCGTGAGGTTATGGGCGATTTCCGCAAAATTATGAACGATCAGGAAATGTATACTCTGATTAAAGAAAAATTAGGCCTGGCCGATTTCTCCGCCTTTAAAGAATATCTTGAACGTGCGGCAAATCCTCAAGGTACTAACAGCGGTTCTGTTGGTGAAAGCTGGATGGGCAGTGTTGCTAATTGGCTTAGGGCTCGTACTGTAAATGCTGCTATTATGCTTAACCTTAAAACTGCCGTTCAGAACTTGGGTAATCCCTTGCTTTATGGTAATGCTGTAGATGGTTTTGGATATAGTGATGTCGTTGCCGCTGTGAGTAATTATAGTATGAATATGCAACTTGCAGAGGGCTATAAATCGGCTAAGGAATTTGTTTACAGCAAATCCCCTTGGATGAAAGAAAGGTCTGTGCTTCCTGATATTTCCCTGCGGGATATGAAAGAAATGGAAAGCCTGAATCCTATAGAAAAGAAAGCTGTTGAATTTGGCACAAGATTGCTGGTCGCTACTGATAATCTTTCTGCTATTCCGGTATGGATGCAGGCGTATGGCAAGAAAATAAGGGCTGGTGCAGGCGAAGCAGAAGCGGTGGACTTTGCCAATACGGTTATTAGACGTACACTTGGCAGCAGCAGAGTTACGGAGGTTGCACCGCTTTTGCGTGGCGGACCTATGCTTAAACTGTTTACTACCTTCCAAGGCTTCTTCAATACACAATATAATCAGTGGGCCAGAGAGTATAATATCTTCTTAAAAGAAAAAGACATAATGCGTCTTACTTCGTTTGTGGGAGCTAAGTTTGTAATGTTTGCTTTTATAAACTTGATGTTGTCGGCCGAAGATCCATTTGAAGAAGATAAGGATGAATATAAAAAGATATCAAAAGAACTGCTTACTTACCCTATGAGTTTAGCCGGACCGGTTGGGCAGGTTGGTAATGCTATCTGGAGCAGGGCTTTAGGCATGCAGACTTACGGGTATAGAATGACTGCAGTACAAGGCACGATAGAGCAAATGGAACGTGCTGCCGGTAAGGTGCAAAAGGTTTACCAGGGCAAAGCAGATTATGACGAATTGGTTGAGCCTACTGCAACATTTGTTGGAACAGCATTAGGCGTGCCTGCACAGTTAAACAAATTATTCTTTAACGGATATGATATCTTGTTCAATGATATGGAGCCGGAAGTTGGCGACATCTTTAGACGTCGGCCGAAAAAAGAACGGTAAAATAAAAATACCCCCTCAAATTTGAGGGGGTTATATTTTCGCTTCTTTGTCATTAGAAGCTTCAAAATATTTAAAATCATCATCTAAAAAGGCTTTGTATAAATTTCTATCCCAAGATTCAACTAATAGGTCAAATGGCGAACTGCCAAAGTTTTTGGTTATTACTGGTGGTCTTGAGATAAACATAATTGAAAAATGAGTATTATTTATATCCAAAGAAAAAGTTTTAAGGAATTGGTTTGAGGTATTTTGACCTTTTCCATATATTTTGCTGATTTCTTTTTTTATTTTTTCAAATTTTTCTAATCCATCTTTTTCGTCTTTTACATCCAATCTGGCTGTTATCTTATACAATTTATTATCCAAAAAAGAGAGCTCTAATAAAGGAGCATCGTATATCAACGGTATATTATAATAAGAATTTGCATTTGTTTGAAACAAATAACTTTTATGTTTTGGAGATTTTATAAGACTGTTGGGATATTCATCATAATATATTAGGGTGGGTAAAGTTTTAATTTTTTCTAATGAATCACCAAAATTTAAGCTTTCAAACTTAGATGTGCTATATGGATCAACAACAAGAGTCGAGGGAGTGTGTATATTACTTTGAGGGATAGTATTATTTTGTTTTTTTTCAGTGGTGCATCCAAAGATAAATATGGATAAAAATATTATAAATAAAGTAATAATTCTTTTCATAATATTCCTTCTTACGTTTTTCACAATTATATCACATTTATAAATTATTGAAAATAACACTTGACTTTACGCCACACATAAATATATAATAAATGTGTGGCATAAAGCGAGGTGAAATTATGAGCCCCAAAACAGGTAGACCAAAAGTAGATAACCCAAAGGCGATAAAGTATAGTATAAGAATTGATGAAAAAACAGAACAACGTTTAGTTGAATATTGTCTTAAACACAATATAACTAAGGGTGAAGCTATTCGTCAAGGGATACATTTACTTTTGGGAGACAAAAAATAAGACGCTGCCCAGTCGGTCAAAACAGGAGCAACGTCTTACACCAGAGGTTTCCCTCTGTGAAATAGTCTATCATAGAGGGCGACTTCTTTCAAGTGAAAGGAGTAGTCAACATGAATAACATCAACCGTTTAACCTTGGACAGTCGTGAAGTAGCAGTAATGTTAGAAAAAGAACATAATCATTTATTAAGGGATATAAGTGTTTACGCCAAATATCTTACTGAGACCAAAATTGGACTCAGTGATTTTTTCCAAGAATCCACATATAAAGACATTACTGGTCGCACATTAAAGAAATATCAAATAACCAAGAAAGGCTGTGAGTTTTTAGCTCATAAGCAAACCGGTCGCAAAGGATCGTCGTTTACCGCATCTTATATCAACCGTTTTCACGAAATGGAAGCACAGCTAGGCAAAAAGCCTTTGCAGCAAACACTTATTGAGGAAGCTTATAAGCCTACGTTAAAATATTGGAAAGGCGTACCGGTGTTAACTAAGTTAGACGTAGCTATGATTTTAAATGTTGATGCGTCGTCGATTCAAAATTATATTCGTAGACCGTGGTTTATGACAGAGAATGTAGATTTTTACTTCTTGCGTGGACATGACTTATTCGAGTACCGCAGAGAGAATAAAATCAAGTCTACAATCGCTGCCTTAATAGTACTTACCGAAAGTGGAGTTAGAAAGATATACGAAGCTAGAAATCGAAAATTTACACCTGCTGAATTGTTCCCAGTAAAATCGTCGTGTGAGCCACAAAGACCTATGCTTGTTAATGCGCCTATGAATATAGAGCTGCAGAAAAAGATAAAGGATTTAGAAGGCAAGTTGATTGCTTTGCATGAAGTATTAAAACTTTATAACTACTGCAATACGCCTGAAAAATCGCAATGCTTCGCCACAACAATAAAAGACATAGGTATAAAAATATCGTGTGATGCACTTGATGTAATCAATACAAAGCTTAGTTTAATTCCTGCCGAGGGTGTCGGTTAAAGCTACTCCCTTAAAGTAAAAAAAGAAACTACCATCAAATAGTTCTTGGCGGAACAATGGTAGTTTCAAACCAGAAAGGCGTACGGAAAACGTACTATTTCTTAAAATAGTATAGCATTTTTACGTATGCCTTTCAAGATATTTATTTTGGGAGGCATATTTTTATGAAAAATGAACTGAAGATTTTTGAAAACGAAGCTTTTGGTAAAGTTAGAGTAATTGAAAGAAATAATGAACCTTGGTTTGTGGGCAAAGATGTTGCGGGGATTCTTGGATATAGCGATTTAAACAAAGCCATTTCAATGCATGTTGATGAAGAAGATAAAAAACTCAACGACAAAACGTCGTCGAGTTTTGGGCAACGTGGGGCTACACTTATTAACGAAAGCGGATTATACTCATTGATTCTATCTAGTAAACTACCTGCCACAAAACAATTCAAACGCTGGGTAACAAGCGAAATACTTCCTACGATTCGCAAAACTGGATCGTATTCTGTAAATCAGGATATGAAGGCCAAAGAAGTAGAAGCTCGCTTAAATAACAGCCGTGCAAGAGTTGCATCGACATTCCTTAAAGTTGCTCAAATGACTGATCTGCTAGAATATAAACATATATGCCAGCAGAAAGCAGCAGAGGTTTTGAGCGGCGTGCCATTACTACCGATGCAATCTATAAACGAAAATACTTTATCTGCTGATGAGATCGGCAGAGAACTTGGAATCAGTGGTAATATGGTTGGCAGGATTGCTAACCAGCATAATTTAAAAACTGCCGAATATGGCAAATATTTTTATGACAAATCACGTCATTGTCAAAAACAGGTAGAAACATTTAGATATTATAGGAAGGTAATTCCAGTAATCCAAAGTATTATTGATAATAAAAAAGTAGGAGCATAATATAAAAAATAAGAAACACCCGCCTGCTCGTGGAAAAGTTAGCGAGTGTTTCAACCACCAGCCGAAGCTGATAACAATAGTATAGCAGTTTTCGGCTGGTATATCAAGGAGGATATACCATGAACGGAAACAGGTCGTCGTGTCCTGACGATAAAGCAGAAGCTGTCGCCAGATTTATACACGCAGTAAAAAATATGACTAAGAATGAGTTTGAATTAAAGTATATAAATGAAAGCGGTGATCCAAAAGTGGATGGTTCGTCGAATGATGTAAAAAAATATATTGAGGATTGGGCTTCGTATGATGATTGTATAAATGATTTTATTAGTGCTATAGAATCTTTGTGCGGTAATAATGCAGCTGTTACAGCGCTTGTATGTTCAGTAATGACTTATTCTAAAAAGCAAGGACGATTAGAAGCAAAACTGGAAAAGCTTGGCATATCAGCAGATAATATCTTGGAAACTTATTGTAAATTATTTGAGAAATAAATTTTAAAAAGTTTCCGACAAAATGCCATTTAACAAGAGTTAAAATAGTAATGTAAGGTTATTGGATATGAGAGCAGAGGCGATGTAAAAAAATTTAAAAATGTATCCGACAAAACCACTATAAAAATGAGTTAAAATAGTATCATAAAGTTAGTTAGAACTTAATAGAAAGCGCTTACTTCGGTAGGCGCTTTTTTATTTGGAAGGAGAGACGATTTATGGAAAATTTAGTGCAAATCATTGATAGGCAGGTAGTTGTTTCTAGTAGGCAGGTAGCGGAGAAGTTCAGCAAAGAGCATAAGCATGTTTTGGCGAGCATTAAGGATATTTTAAGTACAGCCGAATTTTCGGCTGTACTCTTTCAAGCCGTTGAATACAAAGCGTCTAATGGAAAAATGAATCCCGAATATCTTATGAATCGCGATGGATTTACTCTTTTAGCTATGAGCTTTACCGGAAAAGAAGCATTACAATGGAAGTTAAAATATATTGCTGCTTTCAATAAAATGGAAGAATTGTTAAAAGAGCAGGAAGTTATTCCAAAAGATTTGCCGGCAGCTCTTAGAATGGCCGCAGAAATAGCAGAAAAAGCTCAGGCTCTACAAATTGAAAATACGCAGCAAAAGCAGATCATAAATGAAATGCAGCCAAAAGCAAGCTATTATGATTTGATTCTGCAAAACAACACTCTGATGTCGGTAACGCAGATTGCAAAAGACTATGGTATGAGCGCAAAGAAAATGAATAGCCTGCTTCATGAATTAGGTGTTCAGTATAAACAAGGCGGTATATGGTTTCTGTATGAAAAATATCAGTGTGACGGATATACCCAAAGTAAGACTTTTCCTACTGCTGATGGTGAAAATAGATTTCATACTTATTGGACGCAAAAAGGGCGACTGTTTATTTATCATTTGTTGAAAGATAAAGACGTTCTGCCGGTAATAGAACAGGAGTGAAATTATGGATAAAGAGGCTATCATACAAGACCAAATAAATTTACTGTTGGAGGAGCAGAAGAAGGCTGCATCTTTGGACGAGAAGTTAAAGATAGCATCAACTATAGCCAGTATGCTAAATGCTACTGTGGTTAAAGATGCTCCGGCCTCAGCAAAAATATAGGGGGTGAGCATATGACTGTACAGAATACGACAGTTAAAGATATTTATGTTGGTAATGGAGCGACAACGAAATTCCCAATAACATTTCAGATGACGGATCATCCTGAATATATAAAAGTATATATTACAGGTGATGATAGCGTTGCCGTAGAAACGGAGAATTTTTCTGTTGATCTTGGAGCTAAAACAGTTACTTATCCAGCTAATGGCGATCCGCTGCCTGATGGTCATAAAATAACTATTTATCGTGAGCTGCCATTGTATCAGCTAATGAACCTGGTTAATCAAGGTCCGTTTTTTGCAGAGAATATTGAATTGTCTTTTGACGATCTAACTTTTATATGTCAGCAATTAAATGAAAAATTGAATAGGACATTATCTGCTGGTATTGATGTAAGTAATTTTAATAATACTTTTCCGGTAAAGGCTGGAATGAGTTTTAGAATCAATGATGCTGGTGATGGGCTTGTGCTGACGGAGGACCCTGCTAGGGTGTTACCTTTAGCTAAAGATGTATTAGAGCAAACGAAACAGGTCAAAGAGAGCGCCGTTAACGAAACAACAAATATTAAAAATACTGCAATCGAAGAGCTGACCGCTATAAAAGATGCTGCAGTAAATGAGACTACGGAAATAAAGGACGAAGCTGTTGCTGCTAAAAATACCGCTGTTGAAGCTGCGGCTACTGCGGCAGAAGATGCTGTTAATAACGTTCAAACGTTACTTGATGAAAAAGTGGATGCCGCAGAAAGCGCAAAAAGTATAGCTGTTTCTTCTGCCGAATCTGCATTAGCAAGTAAAAATGCTGCGGCTGCATCACAGTCGTCTGCTGCTGCCAGTGCAGAAACAGCCCAGGCTTTGGCAGAATCAGCTTCTAGCAGCGCTGAATCAGCATTAGCAAGTAAAAATGCTGCATTAACAAGTGAGAATAATGCGAAAGCTAGTGAAACCAAATCTGCAAAAAGTGAAGAAAATGCTAAGGCTGCTGAAACTGCTGCAGAAAATAGTAAAAAAAGTGCTTCAGATTCCGCTAGTGCGGCTTCTAGTAGTGCTGAATCTGCATTAGAATCTAAAACGTTAGCTGCAGCATCAGCAAATTCAGCTTCTGCGAGTAAGACAAGTGCAGAAAGCAGTGCTGAATCAGCAGCATCTTCAGCAACTACAGCTACAGAGCAGGCAGACAGAGCGCAGGGTATTGCTGATAACTTAAAAGGGTTCGCTGGCATTACTGGTATAGCGACAACAGATGAAGCTATCGCTGGTGTAGTTGATAACAAAGCAATGACGCCGTTAAAGGTAAAAGCAGCAATAGAAGCACAAGTTCCAATTCAAACAATAATTAATTTAATTTATCCTGTTGGAAGTATCTATATGTCAACTAATGCTGCTGATCCGAGTACATTATTGTCGGGTACAACATGGGAAGCATACGCACAAGGTCGTGTATTAATAGGTTCAGGTACGGGTACAGACAGCCGTAACGAGCAGAAAACATTTGTTGCTGGTGATACCGGCGGCGAGTACAACCATCAGTTATCTGTCGGAGAATTACCGGCGCATAAACCTAAAGCGACCGTTAGTACAGCAGAACTTACTGGTACGCTGAATAATATATGCAGTGGTACTGGCGCAGGTATACCGATAGGTAGCGGGGTATTCACGCGTACAGCCATACAGCGAAGCGCATATTCTGGTGGTGGCGGTAGGGATGATAGGGGTGACTTTTCTTTTAATGCATCTCATGCGCATGAGTTAACCTTTGAATCAATCGGTAGTAACATAGCTCATAATAACCTACAACCTTATTTAAGCTGTTATATGTGGCGTAGAACAGCTTAAAGTGCTGTCGGAGAACTACCTGCACATAGCCATACAGCAACAATCAGCACAGATGGCGAACATGCGCATAAAGCAGGTATTTTAGGTACGATTGATGGCCATTCAGGAAACAACTATGCAAAATATCACTTTGCCGATGGAAAAAACTGGTTCTGCAGGCAGTCATGTTCATACACTTAGAATTTCTGATACAGGAAACAGCTAAAGTCACAATAACATGTAGCCTTATATAGTGGTCTATATGTGGATGCGACGGCATAAGGGGGAAGTCACAAATGCAAGATTTAATTATTTATAACGAAAATCAGATCATTATACAAGCTAATAGCAAAACATATCAAGAAACAAAAGAAAATTTTCTTACTGACTACGGTAAAGCAGTAAATTATCAAACTATTGATTATAACCGAGCAACGCAAGCCTGCTGGTTAAACGGTGAAGCATTTCAAGCTTATCCAAACACAGTATGTGAGGATATTTTGAATAGCATTGATACATTGTTGGAAAAGCAGGCGAAGCGTGAATATATAGTGCCTACCATTGATGAGCTTAAAGCTATTAAGCTGTCAGAGGTAGATGCTTGGACAGCAGATAAAATTACTGGCGGTTTTATTTCTCAATGCACCGGTAACCCTGTGAGGTATGATAGCGATAAAGATACTCAGCTTACGATGCAGGGAATTGCACTGAATGTCAGCACAGAACGTTTTGCAAACGAATATCCTTTGGGATGTCCAGTCCGGGGCTATAAAGAAGGGGAAACTGAAAAAACAATACAGTATCTTAACGCTGCTCAGGTATATGCCTGGTGTGCTGATTTATCGTCTCATATAGGTGCTTGCAAGCAGCAAGGATGGATTAAACAGGCACAGGTAGAGGCAGCGTTAAGCAAAGAGGATTTGGATGCTATTATATTAGATTAGGCGGTGCAAAGATGGTTGAAATGGCAATGGCCTCAATAACAATCTTTAGCTTTTTATTTGGCATAGTAGGTTTTGTATTTAAGATTTGGATAATAAATCCTTTGTCTACGGCGATAGAGAACCTGCAAAAGACTGTTGACGCTTTAGCTAAGACTATTAATAGGGAACAAGAACGTACAACAGATTTAAAAATAAAATTTGCTGAGATTGATCAGAGGGCAAAATCTGCACATAACAGGATTGATGAAGTTGGTGAACGGTTATTGCTGGTAGAAAATAAATGTAATAACTGTTCATGTAAGGATAAGTGATATTTATGTTTGAGAAAATAAAAAACTTAATAGTGAGTGCCAGAAATAAAGTAGCCTCAATGTCGCCCAAAATAATGGCTGTCATTGTAGGCTATTTTATTGCAGTCGTTTTGCTGGTACTGACCTATTATGCTGCGTGGATGTATATGTGGTTGTGGTTGGATAAGATTGTTATGTCTGATCTTCTAGCACTGATAAGAGAGGTTATAGGACCGGCTATGGTTGCATTTGTCACTTTCATAGCTACGAGTTTAGTAGATAAAAACGGGGACGGTGTCCCTGATCCATTTGAAAAGGAGGCAGAGAATAATGGGGACAGTAACAAAAAGAATCACTTTAGATGAGCTACGGCAGTTAGCAGCAAGGGCTAGAGGTAATATTGATAAGATCTATCTACATTGGTCAGCTGGTTATTATCACCAGTTTTTTAGTGACTATCACCTAAACATTGACAGCGACGGCGCTGTTATGGCGACAACCGATGATTTAACTGAATATAAGGCTCATACATGGCGGCGCAATTCTAGAGCTATTGGGATTGCTTTAGCTTGTTGTGTAGATGCTGTAGCTCATGCTGATGGGAATATCGACTTTGGCAACGTGCCACCGACAGAGTTACAGATAGATAGTATGGCGAAAGTTGTAGCTGTACTGTGTGAGGAACTTGGATTGGACATTAATGCCGATACCGTAATGACACATGCAGAAGCAGCAGACTTAGACGACTACGGCCCGGCAACTACTTTTGAACGCTGGGACTTGTGGAAATTGCCAGATGTGCCAGGCGACGGAGAACTGAAACCAGGCGGTGATGTTATTCGTGGTAAGGCTATCTGGTGGCATCATAATTGGTAAAGATTGTATAAGGAGGTGACTAATATGGAAAAACAGCGTATTTTGATTTGGGCTGGTATTGCTCTTGCGATTCTGGTAGGGTGCATTACTTATTACAATCTGTAAGATAAAACCCAGCCACAGAATTAGCCTGTGCGTTGTTTTATCTCTAAAATACTAGGAAATATAAGTGGGAGTATAGAAAACGGCGCACAGGTTGATTATATTGAAAATAGAACTATCTTAATGATAATGAAATAGAATTTAATTTGAAAGAAGGGCAGAAAGTGAATGAAGAAAAACAAATCAGGTATAGCAAGTATCTTGTTATTAGTTTTGCCCTTATTGCTGTGCTTATCATTTTCTTTAAATTGTTTTGCGGAGGAACTTCCGGAAACAATAACGATGTCCAGGGAACAGTTCAACGAATTGCAGACGATAATAAACAGACAGGAAAATCTGTTGATAGGGCTATCGAACACGTTGAAACTGCAGCAGATGAACTCGAACGAGCTGAAGAAGCTAATCGAAGAGCAGCGTTTATCTTATCAGAAGATAAGGAGCGAGCTAATGCTTGCGCAGGAATCATTGTCGAACTCCAAAAAAACAATAGCAGAGCAAAACAAATCCTTACAGACGTTGAGCTCTCAAATAAAACAAGAAAAGTCCAGAAGTGAATTAAAGCAGAGACAGAAGGCCTTTTGGGGATTTGCAGGAGGGGTATTAGTAGGAGCTATAGCAGCGAGCAGGTGATTATATGGATACTTGCCGTTTGCAGGCAAGAGATTGGCTTTCGCAGTCCACACGAAAGGAATTTGAAGCAATCATTTCAGAAGCCAAACTAACGCCGCGGCAAATAGAAATTATAGAACTCAAATTTATTCACGATCTTAAAAACTATCAAATAGCAATGAAAATAGATACGTCAGTGCAAACGGTTGAAAGAGATCTGCAGCAGGCGTATAATTCAGTTAAGAGAGCATTAAAGGTAGTCACATAATAGTTGTGGCTGCCTTATTTTTTATGCCTATATTAGGGAATTATGAGGGAATGTTTACGGATTATAAGAGCTGATTTAGGCGACAATATAAGTAAGAAACGGAGGCGATAACAATGTATGTAAATCCTTATGCTCCTGTTAATCCAGCAATGATGGGAGTAACTCAGCAACGTTTAAATAATTATCAAGCTCAAATGCCGCAGATACCGGCATATCAGCAACAGCAGTTTGTTCCACAACCGCCTATGCCCCTGATGATGAAAGGGCGTACAGTTGCAAGTTTAGACGAAGTAAAGGCTGCCCAAATTGATTTAGATGGAAGCCTGACATATTTCCCTTGTCCGGCCGATAATTGTATTTACGCAAAAGCTATTGATATGAATGGTATGCCGGTTATCCAAACTTATAAACTTTCGTTTGAAAAAGAGGCTATACCTAAACGTTATGCTGATGCAGAAGTAGTAGAGGCCCTGCAGCAAAAAGTAAGCTCATTAGAGCGTTATATGAATATGAAAGGGGAGAATATAAATGCAAATGAATCCGTTCACAATGATGCAAATATTCAATCAGTTTCGCAGCAACCCAAACCCGATGGAAGCAATGCAGAAAATGCTGGGGAACAATCCCCTGTTTGGGCGCGCAATGGAAATGGCGCAAGGTAAGTCTCCAGAACAGTTAAAAGAAACTGTTATGAATCTCGCCCAGCAACGTGGTATTGATCCTCAACAGGCTCAACAGCTTTTATCGCAATTTGGTATTAAAATCTGACCGGTGGCCACCAAAGGATTTTAAACAATAAATCTAAAGGAGATGTTCTATATGACTATGGAAGGTACTGGCGTAATGCCTGTATACGATTTGAATAATCGTACCGCAGCAGCAGACGGCGCAGGTTTTGGCGGCGGCTGGATGTGGGTAGTAATGTTATTCTTCCTGCTTGCCTGGGGCGGCGGTGGATTCGGTGGTTTCGGAGGCGGCGCTAATGGTGCTGTAAATACTTTGACTAATGAATTTCTCTATACCAATCTGAATAATACTTTAAATCAAGGTTTTACTCAAGTAGCAAACCAGAGCTTTGGCATTCAAAAAGACCTGTGTCAAGGTTTTAGCGGTGTACAATCTGCTATTGCTGAAAGCCGTTTTGCCGCTCAGCAATGCTGCTGCGAAACCAATCGTAACATTGATGCGGTTCGTGCAGAAAATTACAAGAACACTTGTGAGATCACGACTGCAATTCATGCAGAAGGTGAAGCAACTCGTGCTTTGATTACTGCTAACGTAATGCAGGAATTGCGCGATCAGCTGCAAGCTGCTCAACTGCAACTTGGTAACGTTGCTCAAACTACCAACATTATCAACGCAGTACGCCCGTTCCCGCAACCGGCTTATATCACTTGTAGCCCTTATACGGCTATGAATGGCTATGGCTGCAACGGCTGTGGTAACTGCTAATATCCGCTGAATGCGTGACTAAGAAACAGGGGAGCTGTCACGCTTCCCTGTTTTAATTTAAGGAGATGAATTATAA